AAAATATTTTATAAAATAATTAATAATTATTTATATAAAAAAAAAAAAATTATTAAATAAATTATTTATAAAATAAATAACCATATCTAAAAAAAAATAAAGTAATAATAAGATTATTTTATTTTTTTTATATAATTTATTAAGTTGGTTAATAGCTTAGTTAGAGTAAGCGAGACCACCCATACCACTCATAATACGTAAGACGTTGTAGTTAGTGGCATAGACACGGACCTTAGAACCGAAGTTTTGGTAACCAAGACCAGCAGAGGCAGAGCCAGTGAAACCATTAGCAGTGGTAACTTGACCAGCAGCCTTAGGAGTAAGTTGGAGTTGAAGGACAGCGGAGTCAATACGGGAGAAGTTGCAAGTTCCAGATGGTTGGTGATCCTCAGGCTTAAGAGCGAAGGAATAAACGTTGATACCAGTGGCAGGAACGTTAGTGTGGTGTTGGTAAGGTTGGACAAGGTTAAAGTAAGAACCAAGGCGTTCAGAGAAGCGATCATGACCGTTGAGTTGGAGCTTAGCACGAACAACAGGGTTACGACCAGCACGGACGGGACCAAGACCAGCATGATCAGCACCAGAACCGGCATCAGTAACTCCGAAATTGACGGGAGCACCGAATTGAGAGGCATTGACACCAGGACCAGCGAGACCAGAGAAGGGGAGACCGAGAGCAGCAGATAAAGCAGCAACGGGGAGACCGAGTTCTTCAGCAAGACCAGCAAGGACACTGAGAGTTCCAGCACCATTGACACCCCACTCAGAAAGACCGAAGACTTGACCATTATTAACAAGACCAGAAGGACCACCGAAGGCACCATTCATAGCAGCTTGAGAGGCTTGAGCGGATAAGAGGAGAGGGAAGCTTTCAGCAGCGAAACCAGACTCAACATTACCATCAGTATCAACATCATCAGTGTAGTTGGACCATTGCTTCCAGTTTTGAGCAACATCATCACGTTGAACAACCCAGACAAGTTCCTTGCAAGGATGGTTGAAGTTAAGCTTAATCTTAACGTTAGTGCTAGTAACAGATTCATCACCAGTGAATTGGAGTTGTTCAATGAGATACTCATGAGACATTTGAGCAAAGCGGCGACGTTCATCAGTATCTAAGAAAACGTAGTCAATGTAGAGAGAAGCATACTCAAGAGGAGGAACACAGACACCGTTTTGAGTGTTACCAGAGGCACAGTCAGCAACGGAGCAAGTAGCACCAGCAGGACCAGAGATGATGTATAATTCATTCTTAGGACGGAACTCAAGGTTAATACGGACTTCATGATATTGTAAAGCAATAAGAGGAAGAGCAAGACCGGGGTTACGGCAGAACCAGAATTGAAGAGGGACATAGAGAGTAGTAGCCTCAACAGCCTTTAAACCAGCACCAGTAAGGGCAAGAGTGTTACCAACCATATTGTCATAACCGACTTGATGACCGGGCTCTTGAGTGAGCTCGTTCCAGATGTTAAGCCAATCACCGTAATGCTTATCAATACGCTGACCACCGATTTCGACTTCAACGTTCTTGATTAAAGCGTGACCAACATAATTGACCCAACGGAAGAAGCAAGAGGTGTTGGAGGGAACAGTGACAGCGGGGAGAGTAGCTTGGAGATAAACATGATAGATAAGATCACCATTACGGGCAACAGTGCAGGTAACTTTCTTACCGAAATCAACCTGACCATTGAAAGTTTGTTCAATAGACTCCATAGCGAAGTTAGTATAGCGGCGATAGACGACCTTCCAGAAGGTGATCTGAGGATTACCGGTAAGATACACATCTTGTGCACCATAGGCAACTAATTGCATTAAAGCACCCATTATTAGATTTTATTTATATATATATTTAATAAAGAAAAAAATTAAATTAAAAATACACGCAATTAATTAAAAAAAATACATTAGGCGAGGAATACATATTTTTAATTAATCTTAATTTATATAAATATTTTAATTTTTTATAAAATAATTAAATTAATTAAAATATAATTAAATAAATTTTAAAAAATAAAAGATTATTTACCTTTATTAATAGAAATATTATTATAAGAATTAATAATATTATCTAAATCAAATTCAGTAAATTCAGGCCAAAGTTTATCTAAAAAATAAAATTCAGAATATATTGTTCTCCATGGGAAAAAACCTGAGATTCTATTAGAATTACCAGTTCTAATAACTAAATCAATATCATTATTAAGAAGTAAATGATTGGTAAAATTATAAGAATGATTATTAACAGCATTAATAATTTCTCTTCTACCGTCATAAACAATAGCATAATTAATAATAATAATATTAATATTATGTATTTTAGATGAGTTTAGATTGGTAATAAAAAATATAAGATTTTGTAAATATTCAGGTAAAAGATTAATTTCTCCTAAGAAATTAAATATATAATTGATAAATATATTTTGGTTATTTTTGATAAAGAGTAGATATTCTTCAATAATTTTATAAATATTATCTTTTTCTTGAGGTGATCTATTAATATAATTATCATAGGAAAGAACATAAAGAGAGCATTCTTTAAAAATACCAAGTTTATAAATATATGCAATAATTCTTTTAGAATTGATAGCACCATAAAGATGACCATTAACATTAAATTTTTTACCAAATCTTCTATTACCATCAAGAATAAGACCAATATGTAATTTAGGATTATAATTATAATTAATAAAGGTTAGATCAATATTATTATTAAAGATATCATTAAATATCTTAAGATAAGTTTTAGATGAGATATTATCATGAATAGAAATATGGTTAGAATAATTAATATTAAAATTAATATTTAAAAATATTTTTTTAAAATAAATAGTAATAATATTTTTAATCATAAAGATATAATTAGAATGAGTAATATTCTTAAAATGATTGAGATAAATATTTAAAATAGAATTAATAATAAATCCTAAATCATTACCATTATTTTTTAAATGAATAAAATGAGTAAGTTTTTTATTAAAATTTTCATTATTATTTATATGATTATGAACAGAGTGTATTCTATTAGAAACAATAATATCAATAGTATTTAAAGAATAATAAATATTTTTAAGTAAATTAATAATATATTTTTTTTTATGATTTTTTAAGATGATGAATCCTAAATAGAAAATTTTATTATAATAATGTTCAAAAGGTATATTAATCTTATTAGAATTAATAAAATCAATAAAAATAGAAAAATATTTAAATTCAGATAAAAGAACCATATAATAAGATGAATAAATATTAATATTATAGATATTATAATATTAAATTATAAATAAGTTGTTATATATTGGTTAAGATCAATTTCTTTTTTTACTTTATTAATTTCTTTAGTAAGTTCATAATTACCATTATTAAGTTTAGTAATAGTCCAACCATCTTCAAGAGCATTAAAGATAAATTTCATTTTAATATCATTTATTTTATTAATAGATTTAGTTTTTATTTTATTATTCATAAATAAAATAATATAAATAATAAATAGAAGTTTCTATATAATAGAAAAAGAATATAATAAATTATAAAAAACGAATACGCTAAACAATTCGTTTATAAATTAGTTAAAAAAATTTAGATAAGATATAATATAAGATTTAAGAGTAATATAAATATATAATAATATAATGTCAACATTTCGGGTCAAAAATGAAAAGAAGATAATATATGATGATAGAATTACGTTAGATGCTAAACATAAAGAAATTATAAAAAACTTTAAATCAAAACAAAAAGAATTATTAATATTAGAAAAAGAATTAGATAAAATAAATAATGCAATTTCAAATTCAAATAAAAAAAGTGAAATGTCAGATGAAGAATTAGATAATTTTTTAAAAATAGTTAATCAAAAAAAAATAATAAAAGATCAAATAGATAAATATAATTCAAATTATGATTTAAATAATTATTTTTTAAATACAGGACATATTTTATATAAATATTATGATAATATGAAGAAAATGAGTGATAATACAAATGAAAATATAGATATAGATAATGTATTAAAATATGATAATAAAAATATATTAAAATATCTAAATCCAAAAAATAATAATAAATTATCATCAGAAGATATTTTAAATGAAGAAAATGAATATTGGCAAGATGATGAAGAAGATTTAGAAGATATAAATATAAATTCAGATATAAATAGTGAAGATATAAAGAGTATAAGTGATTATTATGATCCGAATAAAATATTTAAGAAATCTGATATATTGAATGATTATTTACAGATAGTCGATAATAATTATATAAAGCGAGTAGATGATATTTATATAGATATAAATATATGTCAAAAGTGTGATATAGAGAAGATATTAAAGAGCACAGAGGGTTATATGGTATGTCCGAAATGTGGAAAAATAGATCAATTAGTAATAGATTCTAATAAACCAAGTTTTAAAGATCCACCTCCTGAAGTGACATATTTTGCGTATAAGAGGATTAATCATTTTAATGAAATATTAACACAATTTCAAGGGAAAGAGACAACAGAAATACCACCAGAAGTTTTTGATAAAATATTAATAGAAATAAAAAAAGAAAGAATATCAAATATGGCTAAACTAACACCCGCGAAAATAAAGAATTATTTAAGAAAATTAAGGTATAATAAATATTATGAGCATAGTGTTCATATATTAAATAGATTAAATGGATTACCACCTCCAATATTGAGTCCAATATTAGAGGAGAAATTAAGATATATGTTTAAAGAGATACAAGCACCTTTTCAAGAAGTATATCCGAAGGTAAATAAACAAAGGAAGAATTTTTTATCGTATTATTATGTATTACATAAATTTGTAGAATTATTGGGATTAGATGAGTTTAAATATTGTTTTCCATTATTAAAGAATAGGGAGAAATTATATGAACAGGATTGTATATGGTCAGGAATATGTAATATATTAGGATGGGAATTTAGAAGGTCAATATAAGGAAATAAAAAATATAATATTATAATTTTTTTTCATACCAATTATATTTATCACTTAATATATCTAAAATATAAGCAGTAATCCAACCGATAGCAAAAAATACATTATCACCTAATATATTGATAGAACTATCAGCTTGATATTTACCACCAGGCCATTTGAATAAACCAGG